GAACACGCCTGTATACGTCTGATCAGCAATGACAGGAAACAGTCCTTCAGGATTAGCGCCTGCATCTCCTGCCGATAAGGCTACAAATCTGACGCCTGCAGCTTCAGATGCCCTCGCTTCTAACACATGATCGTTTGTACCTTTCGTAACCGCAACGGGAGTATTTGCACCACTAGCACTTAATACCTCACCTTTGGCATCTAATAGGCTTGCTGGAGATGCTGCCCATTCCACAGCATTTGTTGCGGAATTAGTTTGCAGATATTGATTTCGTGTTCCTTTTGCAAGTCTTGCTAATACTTTCGATCCAGTCGCTTGAAACAGGTCACCTGCTGCACTTGCTAAATATGGTGCAGTTAAATTAATATCACCGCTAGCTCCGAAGTAATTATTCCACGCTGCAGCAGTAATAATATCTCCTGTACTTTTATCTACTCCATCAGTCCATGCCATAATTATTCCTTTCTAAGTTATCGTATTTCCATTGCCCCAGACACCGAGAGGACCTTGTAATGTGTCTTCATTTGTTACTGCACTCCATGCAATTGTGGATGGATGCGTAAAGCTCCCTGGGTCGTTATAGCCAAACGGTCCATCTAGTTGTGTTGATGAACTATCTAATGTGCCAGCATAATGATCAGGTGTCGCGGACATTGATATAGCCATTGCGTACCTTGTTCCTACTGTCGGCGTAAACGATAACGCAAGCTTTGTGAGATCCCCACTAGCACTGGGTACACTTGTAGAACCTGTTGTTGCTTGACGAGTTAAATTACTAGAATCAAAGCTATAAATTGATAGGATATAATTTCCACCAGTGTCGATCTCGCCAGCAATAAATTCAGTAAAAGCAGTTGTTGTTCTAATGGAAGCCAGCATGTTTATGTATATTCTGTTGGCTACAGAGGCGCGTTTCGCTATGGCTCTTTTTTGACCTGATGGTTGCATTGCAATGCATTGATCATTTGCAGCTGCAGTAGCCCCTGGTGCTGCAGCCCATGACAATCCAGTTGCCTGTCCACTTGCAGCTGTCAAGACTGTGCCATCAGCACCAACGGCTAGTCTCGCTATTGTATTTGCAGCTGTTGCTGTCAATATGTCACCTTTAGCTGTCATCGTTGATTGTGCTGATGCAGCAAATTCTGGTGCAGAAGCACCGCTGTTCATTTGTAATACGTGTCGTGCGGAACCGACACCGAGCCGTGCCAGTGCATTGTCGCCACTAGCATATAGTATATCTCCAGCAGTGGTCACCTTGGCAGTTTCCATTGCATCGATGCCATCGCCTGCACCAAGATATGAGTTCCAGATCGCAGCTGTAATTACATCGCCTGAACTTTTATCTGATCCGTCTTGCCATGCCATGTTATCCTCCTATAAATCGTATCCACTATTAACATCAACTGGTCCATTCCAAGCAAACTGTTCAAGAGTAATTGAAGAGAGTGCGATCGAACTTGGTAATGCATATGAACCTGCAGAATTTACTCCTGAAAATCCTAAGATATTTAGATAGGTGCCTGAGGCTGGATTCATCATTGTTATCGTCGTTGCTGCACTAAAAATAATAGCCATGAAATATTGCGTCCCTACACTGCATGATGCTTCTAGCCCACCACTATATTTTTTAGCTGTACCAGCAACTAAGGATGTTGCTGACCCCTGTGCAACGCGCGTTAATGTGGACCCATTTGAGCTATAAACCCCAGCCGTATAAGTAGATGATCCAGTAACGCTATTGATACGTCCCCAACAGCCTTTAATTGTTGTATCAGCTTCTAAATGATGTATTGGAAAGAACAATATCTCGTTGGCATCATATTCGTGCGTTGTTGCTGTAATACCTGCACAGTTACCAGTCATCACTGGTGAACCGACAAAAGGATTTGTTGGTTGCGTACCGCCACCTGCTGCCCACTTTAAACCAGTACTTTCACTTGAATCTGCTGTCAGTACCGTATCATTTGCTCCTACTGCTAACCTAGCTAATGTGTATGCTGCAGACGCTCCTATTAGGTCACCTTTTGCAGTCATTAAGGATTGTGGGCTGTTCTGCCATTCAGGAGCTGTTGCTCCAGCATTCATGGCTAATGTCTGGCGTGCAGTTCCTTTGGCAAGCCTTGCGATTGCGTTTGCGCCACTTGCGTAGAACATATCACCAGCTGTTGTTACCTTCGCTGCACCAGTCTCCATAATTGAGCCACTGGTACCCATGTAGTTATTCCACAACGTTGTACTCAGTACATCACCCGTTGCTACGTCTGCTCCTGCTGTCCAAGTCATACTATTCTCCTAATATCCAAATGTTCCTGTATCAAGTTGATCGTTGGTGCCAGATACTGCACCGAGTTGAAACCATGTTAAATTGCTTGCATCACTACTACTAAACTGAAATGTTGTTTGCCACGACTCTGGTCGTATTGAGTGTTGTATACCACCGATGATTAACTGCTTACTGAATGTAGTCCCACTGCCAGGTGGATCAAAGTTAACTGTAATTCTGTCAGTGATGTCTCGTGCCAGTGACTGCGTAATCATGTCTGTGTGTTTAAGAGGCGAAAACGTCATTGATTTACAACGGACAGCTGGGTCTTTAAATTCACTGAGCACAGATTGTGCATAATTAAGACTCTCTGCGTTATTGGCTATCATAAGATCAGATTTCACATAACTTTTTTCGTTATAATTTGCAATGCTCGTTGCATCATTAACTGTCTGCGCTGTGCCACCTGTGCGGTTAATGCTTATTTTATTTTTAACCAATTGGTCATCATAATCGATGTCTATTTTTTCAAAGGATAAATTGCCAGATCCAAATGTGGCTTGACTGGTATTAGAATTCGAATCTGTGTAAATAGCATGTCGTGATTTAAAAGTGACTGCATTATTTTTATTGGCATAGACTTTTGCTGTAATGCCTTCAGAATTTGTAGCTAACTGCAAAGCTTGTAATGCATTTGTATCTGTAAATGTTCGTGCAACAAGCGTGCTATCGCCTGTATCTAAATCATAATCTGTCCAATCTGCATCTTGCAAAATTTCTCTCATAACTGTCCCTGTTGCAGCAGCAGATGTTGTAAGGCTAACAGTATTTTGTCCAAGGGGCTTCAGTGCATCATAGGCTCTAATAGTACATCTACTAAAATTAGGCCATGAATAGGTCACATCCCATTGGCTAATATTACCTTCAAATAAATAATGATTTGTTGATGTCGTTGGATCCGTTATCTTGATTCTCAGCAACTTGCCAGGCTTAACATTTGGATTGTATGGTGAACTTGTGTTATTTGGATCAAAGCGCCCATCAGAATTATCGAGCACAACAACTGCAGTGCCTGCACTAAATTCTTCTAGCTCTCGCACCCTGCCACGGCGAATATCGACACTGAGCACATACGCTTCAAGATCTGTATAATCTGCATCATCGTCGCTGTCGTCGTCTAACCGTGCATAGCCTAATGCAAGATTGCCAAACCTCGCAGATGGTCCACCAGCACCTCCTGAGAATCTGACACCAATCAGTTTTGTGAGGCTAGGTAATGTGGTCATTACTCACCTCCAAAGAAATTTGATGCTGGTTGTGCTTGTGCTTGCGGATTCGTTCTAATCAGTTCGAGTATTCGATCACCAATTGCAACAGGGTCATTAATGTCTGTTACTTCTATGTTAATGTTATATTCTTGTTGTATTGCCTGGTGGCCAAGTGTTCTTGCTAAGGCATCAGCTCCTCTATTTCCAATATCAGGCCCTTGACCAGCAATATTACGAAATGCGTCCACGAGTGCCTGTTCTCCAGTTCCTTTAAATCTACCGCCAATGGTCCCAAATCCTACCGCTGGATTAAATTCATCTTTTCCAAATAATTTATCTAAATCTATTCCTACTCTGAAAAATCCTTCTTCAAATTGATCTGCTGCTAAATCTTGAAATTTTTCTATTTCAGTTTTTACATGCTCATCATTAAAACTAATAGGAATTAATACACCTTTCGGCACCTTTTTATCTTCTTTTCTAAAATCGTCTGGATCTTCAGGTATTCCTGCCATATGAAATATCAATGACCTTAAGCTGTCTAATGTTGAACCACCTTTTATGCCTGTTTCATGGAACGCACGTAATGATTCTGCAGCAGATTGTAACATTGCGTTCTGTTCTTCAAATGGCATATCGTCTAAAGACGCATTTAACAACTCTTGCGCAAGCCTACTTGCTACCTGCTCATTTGTTAATCCTGCAAAGGCTTTTTGCAAATTAGAGGTCTCTTCTCGTGCTCTAATTTCTGCTTCTATTACTTCTTTTGTTCTATCATATACTTTCTGCATTGCTTCAGCATTTGTTCCAAGCGCTGCTGCAAAATCTTGATATCGATTAATTTTTGCTATGTCGTTTTCTCTTTCTTCTTTGTCTAGTGAAGCCTTTTTTACCAGCTCTGCATTAAACCAACCGAATCGTTCTATTACACCTTCTAATTCCTTGGCTGTAAATCCAAGTCCTGCTGCTACCTCTTCTTCACTTTTAACAAACTCACCTGTTTTTTCATCGACAACACCATACAATTCTGCTAGCGTTTGCCATTTGCGTTCTTGGGCAGTTAAACCATCAGTGACAGGAGTAATAAAACTAACAACTTTAGCAAATGCTCCCGCCACTGCTAAAGCGCCTTCAACAACTTTTATTAAATTTATACCTAATTTTACAAAAAATGGTCCAGCATCCTGCATAGCTGGTATAAATTCATCCTTTATTACTGCAGCAATATTTTTTAATTGTGGCATCATTCCTAACACAACATCTTGCACAACTTCTTTAATAGCTGCTTCTATTTCTCGCATGGTACGAGTTAAATTGTCACCACCTACTCTAAATCCTTCTTGTGCGTCTTTTGATCGTTCAAATATCATTTCCATAGTGGCAGTTGCTCGGGCTTGCTTCAACATATTGCCTGTTAAGTGTTCTTGTCCTTTTGCCATTAATCGTTGCTTAATATCAAGCTCACGAATATCGACACCAAGGTCTTTTAACATTTCACGCTCACCAAGCATGGCACGAGCTAAGATACGAGTTGTATCTTCAACTGTTCGTGTGCCTGCAGACCATTCGGAAAATGCTCCAGCAAGTCCTACAACCTTTGTTGTCATTTCTGCTGCTTCAGCACGTGTAAATTCCATTGGAACTAACAAGTCAGCAAAGCCTGCAGCCATACCTTCTAAGTTAATTGCAGTCAAACCAAAAGCGCCTGCTGTTTCCTGTGACCATTTTTGTATCATTGGTAATTGATCACCAAATACTACAGCAGTTTTGCTTTGCACAAGTTCCAGTTTGGCACCATGTTCCATTGCTTTCTTAGTAGCAGAACCTAAAGCTGCACCCATAGCTGCGATTGCAATTGCGCCTGCAGCAGCACCAACCTTAACGCCAGTAAAAGCACCTTTTAAATCTTTTAATGCTTTTATAGCATTAGCAGCATCTGCGTCAATACCGACAGCTATGTTGTTGTTACGTAACGCCATTTAACCCTTTTTTTTATTTACATTTAACAGTTCAAGCATTCTTAACACGCTCACATCTTCTTGGAGAACATGACTAGGAGTTGTGTTGTAGTGCAACGCTAAACTCTCAATCAGTTCTGCTCCTTCTAATTCAACAGGTTTTTCTATGCGGTTTCCTTCTTTATCGACTCCGCCTCCGACATGTTTCCATTTTGCAACTCGTTGGAGGAGTCGATCGGGTTTCCCGATGCTTCTCTTGTCCACGCGCTTATTATGCCAATGGCCACAGCTGGTGGTAAGTCAAGCATTCCCTTGCCTGTTGCAGGTAATGCAGAACCGTCTTCTTTTGTGAAATTCCAACTTAATAAAATTTCATCTCCAAATTTTTCATATGATTTAATAATGGTTTCTTCATCAGTGCTCAATTGTTGTAAATCTAGAAATGTTTGAATTGTCACATCTAATTTACATACAAGTTGAGCACCTGCAAAATCACCAGTTAAATCTATTGTGAGTTCCCTCTGCGGAACTACCCATTTAGTCATTACGACCTCCTCTGTAAAAACTTACTAATTAACTTGTACCCCATGTTGGCACTGTACCTGACTGCAAACTTAATGTTGCTGTCCATGTACTCGAACCATCTGTACCACGAGTGATATCATAGTTTCCAACCAACATTTCCATACCTAGTTGCGGATCACCGCTACCGTCCTCGTATAATGTGATGGTTACTGTGCGAGTACCAGTTCTTGTTTTGAACACATCATGACTTTGGTTAGATGCGAAATTAGTAACTCCGTTGAGAGTAACGGTTCCGTCTCCTAAACCAATCAGTCTTTCTTGTGCACTTTTGTCCACACCAGCCACATCAAGCAATGCTTGAGGTAGGTTGATGCTAAAATCGGTAATATCATTTGAGATCGCTCGAGCGGCACCGCTTGAGTCGTCTACGCTAACGGTATCTCCGAGTCCACTTACCTTTGCCATCGTATACTCCTTTCAAAAAGTATTAACTATTTCCTATGAAACGACATTTGGCATTTTGCGTTTGTGCCGCTTAAGGTGTATTGCACCCTCACATA